TCTCGCTGCGCACGGCCAGCCCGTAGGGCGCGGCCAGTGCTTTTACGATGCTGAGCACGCCTTGGTTTTTCCATTGCCCCGGCCTGTTGACCGCCGCGCAGTCCACCAAATCAGCAGTCAGAGACCGGCCGGAGATCGACAACGTAATTTGCTTATCGTCGTAGCTGATGGGCGTGGAGAACACCCAGCCGGTCAGGATCAAATCCCCACCAATCCGCACCTGGCACTTGGCGCCCTGACGGATTGGAATAGAGACGGTCTGCCCCGGCCAGCGCCAGGTGATGCTCAGGTTGAAGTCGCGGGCCTGGCGTTCCAAACCCGCTGATATCTCCACCTTTTTCCAGCCGCCATAATCCAGGCCATCAACGGTCAGGCTGACGGTGTTTGCGCTATCAAGCATGGGATTACTCCTGAGCGATTTTCAGCGGTATCGCTGGCACGAAGCCTGGATGCTGAATGCGGTTACGCTGCACCACTTCACCGGCCCGCGTGGCGTCACCAAAGCGGCGATAGGCCAGGACCAGAGCCGGCAAGGTTTCGGCCGGCGTAATGTCCACCAGGCGCACACCTGATGCCGCTACGGCAGTCAGGTGCTTGATTAGCGCCTGGCGCAACGTATTGAGCGCCTGATAGTGCTCCGGGTCAGCTTTGAGGGATGCTTCCCATATGGCCTCGCTGAGGGCGTCACGCAGCTGGATCACGTCATCGGCCACCGGAACCTCTGGCCGCTCAACTGGCTGCACCGCCTGATGATCAATCGAAGGCGTGGACTCCACCGCAACTGGTTGCGTTGCCACCGGCATCTCGCTAACGATTAAAGCCACCTGCACCAACAACGAGTCCTGCACCAGGTTTGCCGCCGCCTGCGCCGCTGCGGTGGTATCCGCACCACTCGCTTGCGGCACAGTGTTGATACTGGTCACCGCCTCAGCGTGCTGTGAGGCCACCGCTACCGCGTCGCGATAACTGGGGGCAGCGACAACAGCGACAGCAGCGGCTGCACCGTCAACCGAACCAGACGAACTGCCAGGGCGGTTTACGCCAGTACGGAAAAGGCCACTGGTAGAGAAGTCGCTGAAGTAGCTGGAAAATAACGCGCTGAGTGCTGACGGAGAATTCACCAACGACTGGATAAAACCACTGAGGTTGGTAAAGATCCCCAGGAACGGCGCGAACTGCCGCTGAATGATCGCGTACACGCCCGACAGTCCATTGCGAAGCCCAATCAAGTTGATCCGGGCACTGTCTACCAACGCCATCGCCGCCTTGTAACGACGAAGCGCCGAGCCGAACAGACTTTCCGAAGACTTGACCACCTGTTGCTGGGTGTTCGCAGTGCCGGTGGGAAACTTGCGCGGCTTGCTGGGATAGAAGGTCAGCTCCAGGCGAGCCATACCGCCCTCGGTGCGGCTATGGGTTAGATCGCACTCGCCCACGTCGACCAGCATCCGACCCAGCCACGGGTGCACCAACTCGCCCGCTCCTTCTTTCTCCAACGCTTCCAGCAGCTTATCCCGCCGTTCGAAACAGTCGTCGCCGATGATGTAGGCGCTCACTTTGTGCACCTGGGATTGCTTGCCCAGCGACTCGAAAAACGGCTCATCCCGCTGGGGGTACTCGTGCAACTGGCCTTTGCGGCCAATAGGGACCGCTGCTTGTTCGATCAGGAAGTTGATTCCCCTGAACGATGCAGGCAGCAGATCATCGCGCCAGGTCTTTGTCACTGCGATCCTCCAGAGCCCACGGTGCGATAACCCACGCTGGGCTTGACGCTCAGGCCGGGCTGATTGGTTTTCGGTGGATCCACCCGCAATCCGGGCGGGGCGTTGGTGAAACGAATGTTCATCTCACCGTTCAACTGGGTGCGGTTGGTTTGGGCCGCTTGCTGCGGAACACTGCCGGGCGCGGCCAGTGTCCCAGGGCGCGCTAGCAGAGAGCCGGAATTGCTCGCCGCCAGCAGGTTGACCGGTTGCGCCTGGTCGGGACGTCGGAGCAACTTTGAAACATCAGGACCATCCTGGTCGGGACGTCGGAGCAACTTTGAGACATCAGGACCGTCCTGGTCAGGACGTCGGAGTAGCGTTGATACATCGGCGCCACCCTGGGTGACGTTGCGCACCGCTTGTTGATTGCGCACAATCTGCGCGGCGTTGGCCTGTAAAAAATCTCCGGTACCGCCTCCCTCCCCGGCGTTCCGTATCCGTTGCGCCTCCGCGAAGCTGTTGGCTTTAGCCGTGGCGATTTTGATCAGTCCGTCACCACCCTCGCCCCCACCAAAGAACTTCATCATCGGCTCAATGATGGGCCGCAGTTCCTCCCAAAGGCTTTTGAACCAACCGCTGATGGGTTCCCAGTGTTTGACGATGAGCCCCAGCGGCGACCAATCGAACATCGTTTTAAGGAAGTCCATGACCGGGGTGGATAAGGCCACCACGACACCCCACAGCGCCTTGAAGAACTCCGTCAGCGGCCCCCAGTTGTCAACGATCAACCCAATCGGCGTATAGGATACGAAGGCTTTGAACATCTCCCAGGCGGCGAGCGTCGGGCCCCGTATTTTGTCCCACATCGCGTTGAAGTAAGGCGCAACGGCCGACCAATTCCCTACGATCAAGCCCGCAGCCAGGGCGATGCCAGTAGCGATGATCCCAATGGGGTTGGCTTTCATAGCAAACGACAACAGCTTGGTCGCCACAATGGTCGAGACGATGCCAAGCCGTAACGCAGTGAACGCAATGACCGCAGCAGCAACGCCACGGACTACATCGGGGTTGGCCTCTACCAGCTTCGCAAACTGAATAACCAACGGCCGCACGGCATCGACCACTCCGTTGACCGCAGGTAGAAGAGCACTACCGATGGCCTTTGAGACGTTACTGGCAGCATTGCGCAGACGCCCCAGATTGAACTCCGTGGTTGCCGCACGAGAGGCATACTCTTTCTCCATCGAGCCTGCATACAGGCTCGCGTCCCCCACCTTGTTTAAGTTGCCTTTGAGCAAATCAAGATTCGTGAGCAGCGATGCAATAGAGGTCACCGACTCAGACCCAAACAGCTGGGTCAATAACCCCACACGTGAAGCTGCATCGACCTTGCCGATGCGTTCCAGGATATTCAGGATCGTACCCTGAGCATCGGTCTGCATCGACTTCGCGACCTGCTTGGAGTCCAGACGAATTGACTTAAATGCCTGAGATTGAGCCTTGGTAGCCGATGCGCCCTTGGTCATCGACAGCATGAAGTTTTTGATGCCAGTGGCGGCGACTTCCTGCTCAACCCCCACCCCGGCCATCGTGGCACCCAATGCCGCGATCTGACCTGACGCAAGACCAGCAACCTCACCCAGGGGACCGATACGCGTGACGATATCGGAAATTTTCTTGGTGTTCGCCGGCCCCGTGTTACCCAAGTAGTTGATCCGATCAGCGAGATCAGTCACCTCGCCCTGGGTCATCTTGAAGGATGTTCGCCACGTTGCCATCATGTCGCCGCTTTGGTCCGCTGTCTGGTCAAAGGCAATGCCCATCTTGACCGCTGCCTCTGCGAACCCCAGCAGTTCATCCTGCGCGAAACCCGCCTGTCCACCGGCTGCGACAATCTTGGCGATATCCCCAGCAGCCATTGGAAGTACTTCGGACATCCGGGTGATGTCGGCCCCCATCTGCTTGAATTGCTCAGGGGTTTTGAAGTCCACGACTTTATTGACGTTAGCCATCTCGGATTCAAAGGCAACAGCCGATTTGATTCCAACAGCAAACGGCGCTGCCATCGCCCCGCCGGTTACCAGATCCTTGATACCAATTTTGCCCAAGCCGGTTTTTTCGAGGTTCTTCCTGAACGAGCCAACGTTCTTCTGGATGCCAGCCAACTTTGGCGACAACTTGTCGACGCCAGTGATTAACGCCTTGAGCTGAAATTTATCCGCCATTATTGATCCTGCCGGTATGCGTTAATGCGCAGCGCCTGGTCCTGCGACTCGATGATGAGGTCCAGAGACCTGGACATCATCTCTTCGGGGTCGACCTTCCAGTACCAGGCCAGGTCGTAACTGACGGCAATCAGGTCTTCGGCTGAGGTGACGCCGACGTCATGAAAAAACCAGCAACTTCCCAACACAGTGTGTTGAAGTCTGCGAGATCCAGCTGGTTGACCGAGGACGGTGGAATGCCGGCACACACCGCGATGTACTTGGCAGCAACCTCGGTGTCGAGGGTCACTTCCTCATCCTTGCCGATTTTGTACGGCATGGCTTTGATGGCTCGTACTTCCTGCACTGTCGGGCGGCGCACGGTTAACTCGCTTACCTGCTCACCATGGGCTTCAATTGGCCCACTCAATTTGATTGGCTCGCTCATTGCCATGTCCCCTTAATACCGTCGAATTGCAGTTCAATCGTGCCGTCATCACCCTTGGAACTGGGTTCATCGACCAAATATGCACCGGCCAACACGTAGACTTTTCCGTTCTTGAACTCAACGGTTACCGTCATGTCCGTGCCGTTGGCCAGCTTCTTTATGTCCAGGTCGTTGGTGTGCACCGCAGTAACCTTGACCCACGGCGCCAGGTCTTCTTCCTTGTAGAAACCTGGTACCACCGTCTCCCGCTTGACCTCCATCAACGGCGCCTCGCAGCCCCCGGTGATGGTCAACTGGGCGCCGTCTACTTTCACGTAGGCCGTGCCCGCTACTTTTTGTCCCATGGTTTATCTCCGCGCATAAAAATGCCCGCACGTGGCGGGCTGGGTATTTGGGGGCAGCGTTATGCGGCAGCGTCGTACTGCAAGCGGAACTGGTTGAGCAACGCAAAGACGCGCAGGCCATTGATGTAATCCGGCGGGAACAGCACGTTAACCCGGCTAGGGTCGTTACCGTCGCGCTCAACGATCAGGTGCTGGGCGAACAGCTCGGAATTCTCAACGTGGCCTTCCAGCTCCAGCTTGGCATATTGAGCGATCAGTTCGCCGCGGATGGTGCTCGGCGTCACGATGGGCGCGCCGGCGCCGAAGCGGGTACCGTCATTTGCCAGCTTGTGGCGACCGTACTTGCTGGTGATCACACCTTGCAGGCGACGGATAATGAACGCCGATTGATGCATCGTCTCGCTGTCCAGATAAGAGTTATCCGGCTGGCCGTAGGCGTTCTTCTGGTAGGTCGTAATAGCGCGCTGAATGCGCACGTAGCCGCCCTCAAAGTAAGCCGTTGCAATGCCGTAACTGAGCAGAGATTGACGTTCAGTCAGGGTAAACCGCTCGCTGGCCGGCGCCGGATCCAGCCCAGGCAAACTACCGCTCTGGGTTGGACGGCTGGCATCTGCCGAAATAAATACAGATGAACGCGCCGCCAACGATGCAGCCTGCACCCAGAACGGCTGCGGCACACCGATTTCCATGGCTTGGATGGTCATGTGCTGATCGTTGCGTGTCTGGCCCGCCGCAACAAGCGTACCGAGAGTGCCACGCTTCGCGCTGTACACGTGGCCGAACAACTGCTTGGCCCAACTCCACCGACCCACGCTGTCATCCATTGCCGCCTTCCAGGCATTGAGACTGGTCGTATCAGTCCAGGGCATGCAGATGAATTCGAAAGGCTCGTCGCCCAGGGCGGCCAACGCTTCCACTTGATCAGGCGCGCCCACACCGCCCGCCATCGCGGTGACCGTGGCGGTAAGCCCTGCCGGGATAACCTCGCCGTTGGTCTTGCCCAACCGGTTGAGCTGCAAGCTGATATCGTTGCCGCTTTCGCCCTTCCATTTGCAGGTGAGCGTAACCTCGGCCGCTGCGGCAGCCGCTGTAACCGGCAGGTCCGGTGTGGCGTTGATTCGAACCGCAAGCGCCGATGCGGCCTGGGCAGCCGTTGCGGCACTCACTACAGTGGCTTGCACACGCACACCGCCCACATACAGGTTCAACAACCCGGCCTCAGTAGCCTCGCCCGCAAGGGTCACGGTTGCGGTGGATACCGCACCTTCGGTTGCTAGCAGCGGCAGGCACCAGACTTCACCTACGGGGTCGGTCTTGCGCCACGCTTCGTACATAGCGGCCAGCATCGAACCTTGACCACCAATGGTCTTGGCGAGGGCCACGCTGGGCACCAGCACCAGAGAGCCGATATCGTCGCTAGTGGCGTTGTCGTTCACCTGGCCGACGATCAGCCGGCGCATGGTCGAAGACGCACTGTTCGCCGCCGAGTTGTCCATCTCCGCGTAGAACAGCGGAACACGCAGGTCTGCCGGGATGTTGCTGAATCCGATGGACATTATTTAGCCCCTTCTTGTTTCGCCGCCTTCACGGCCTTGGTTGTCACGTCGCCATCCGCCAGCCGGCGGCGCCACCAGGCGTTGTCTTGAACTTCCCGACCCGCAGCCGGCAACAGGTCGCCCGCCTCAGGATCAGGTACGGCCCGGCCAACGGCCGGCACCACGGTGATGCGCTTGGTCATGGTGTTACGTCTCCTGAGAATTTCGCTTCAATACGCCCATCCGGGCCGGGGGATTGCAAATTGGGGTCTGCCGGGTCGATGCAGTCCATGTTGATCGTCATGCCGGTGAACGGTGGCAAGCCGTCAAGCTCGTACTCGTGCCAGGTCTCGGCGGGCTCGGCCGACGTGTTGCGCCCCAGCTGGAAGTCGGAGGCAAAGGTGAACCGGTAGATGGTGCGGTTGCGGTTGATCGAGATCAGCTCCCCGCCTTCATACTCAATCAGATCGTATTCCGGCCCTGGCTTCCAGCCGATCAAGGCACGCCATAACTCGGCGCGGAAAACGTGCACCAGGTCGGCGGCCTCCTGGCCGCGCTCATCTTGGGTGTCGAGGACTAGCACCACGTCGAACTTGTCGCTGATATCCTGCTGAACACCGGTTTGGATCGTGTTGACGCCAGCCTTGTCGCCGATGGGAATCACATAGGCAGAAGGTCGACTGAGCTTGGCGCTTGCCGCCACAGCTTCGAAATCAATGCCGCCCGCAACACGGCCCGCAAAGCCTGGGCAGTACTGGCGGAGTTGCGCAACTATCGGGGTAACCTTCATGGACAAAATCCAGGTAATAAAAAACCCCGCCATGGCGAGGTTTGTTGATGATTCCCATCAGGGCTACATGCGCGAAAGAATCTCTGCTTTTTTGGCGGAAAACTCTTCCTCAGTCAGAACACCTGCGTCCTTCAAGGCAGCTAACTTTTTCAACGTATCCGTCGGGTCATCAACCGGAAGTGACCAAGTTAAAGGCGGCGCCTTAGTTTCAGCAAGAGCAGTCAAGATCAATTGCGCCAGACGCTCAAAATCAGGTTTTGCACTCTTGCCAAAGAACACTGAATTGTCGTCGTTTCCAACATCATTAGCTCCACCCTGTATCTGCACATCGCCTGAGTGAATGAGCTGAAAAAAGGGTTTGCTAAACAGCGACCCCGGCTCAATGCGAACCCCGGTTACAGCAGATAAAGGCACATCCTTGTTGCCCCGCCCTATACCAGAGATCTGCCTCATTGCCCCCAGCAGACCTTTACGTCGAATAAGCACCGAGGTTCCAGTGAAGGAAACTTCACCAGTCGCTCCTACAGCAGTAAACGGTAGTTTATCCATTGACCCAAACTCCCTATCGGCACTTGAAAAGGGACTATATCAACAGATCCGGATGTAACTTGAAAGCTGGCTAGCCCAACGCGTCTGCAAAAGCCCGTGAAAGAATCGCCCGAACATCCGAACCGGAGTCCTGCAACGCATCCGTCATGTAGTTCGCCCGCGGTTCAATCCGCCATCCATTGCTCTTACGCTCAGAGACCAACGCAGCCCGCGCTCCACTCCGTCGGCGATTGCTTTTGCCCCGGCCCTCACCAGGGGCCAACTTCTTGATACGGCTACCCAGGCGCACACCGTAGTGCAGATACGCCGGGTAATAGTCTTTCATGGCGCCGGTCTTGTACGGCGCGACCTTGACCATGAAGCCAGACCGGGAAACCTTGAAGTTGATCGAACCCAGCAACGCGCCTGTCCGGTTCAGGGGGTAGCTGTCTTGGCCTCGGGCCAGCGCGATGTTCATCTGCGCTCGTTGCCGTACCAGCTTGCCGGCCTTGCGCATGGCAGCACGGATCTTCTTCTTGTCGAAGGCTTCGCGTTCAAATTTTTCGAAGCCTTCGATATGAATGTAACCGTCAACCCCAACCGAGTTAGCCATAGATACTGTCTCCCGTCTGGGTCGCACCCAGCTCTTCGACCTCCAGCACCGTGAAGCGGCGGGTACCATTCATATCAGCGACCCGACGCACACGGTAAATCGAACCGCCGTGTACAACCTCATGTGAATCACTCATGCCTTTGAGGTAGTAAAAAATTACTCGGTGAGTGATCTTTACATCGGTCTGGATCCCGTTCGCGTAGACCGCCGTCCCAACCGGCTGGATTTTTGCCCACCGTTTTTTCTGGTCGGTGAACAGCGAGTCGAGGCCCAGGTCGTCCGCCGGGATATCCGACCGCAACCGCAATGTGATGCGCCGGTCCAGCTCGCCGGCACTCGGTTCGCGCATCGCCATAGTCAGAACCTCGGCGGCACGGTGATTTCAGCCACCAGGTGATCAAGAAACGTCGACGGCAGTTCAGACAGTGTCTGCCCAACCAGGAACATTTCCGGGTGTCGGTAGATCGTTGCCGCCGCCATCAACAGCCAGTTGCGTACGCCTGGGTTGAGATCCATATCGAGCCCGGCCTTGTAACGGATCCGCAGTCGGCCACCTGGCCGAACGGCGGGGAAATACAGGAAGCTCTCCCGCTGGTCCTGGCGAAGGTCAAACGGCCCGACCTGCTCCATCCAACTACCGCTTGCCTGCTGGGAGAACACCGAGACAATCTCGCTCGCCTGGCCCACATCAAGCGCATGTCCACTCTGCCGATCTGCCGGCCACTCTTCTTCATAAACAGCACCACGAATTGCAGCGCCTGTTTTCGACTCGCATTGAGTGGTAACGCCAGGAATGATGATTTGCTCGATCAGCTCAGGCGCCATGTCCTCCGGCTCAACACGGCACTGAAACGCCACCTGATCGAGCGTCAGGACCGGCTCACCGAAGTACTCAATTCGACGGGCCATGACTTATGGTTTCTCGTCGGGTTCTTCCGGATCGACTGGATCAACCGGATCAATGGGATCGACTGGGTCTACTGGGTCCACCGGATCAATGGGATCTACTGGATCTACAGACTCAGCTGCTTTCCCGCCTTTCTTCGCGGCCGGTTTCTTCGCTCCGCCACCAGCAGGCGCTTTTTCAGAAACACCAGGGGCCACATAAGCCGTTGCTCGGCCTGACTGGATCAGCGAAGCGGCGGCATCGCTGTCGAAGCCAGCGATCTCACCAATGGCATAGCCACGCCATTCCTTTTTGAAGGTGACAATCTTCGTATCGGTCATGATGCTACCTGCATAGTGAATTGGTCCCGCCAGCCGGCAGGACCAGAGGGATTACATACCGGCGCCCCAAGTGATGCCGGTACCCACAGAGATCGACTCGACGTGACGCGGGCCGAAGTCATGCTTGCTGATTACACGGATCAGGGTTTGGTCGCGCTGGAACGCACTCACCGTGTTACCGGCGCCGTCCTTGTAGGAAGCCTCGGTGCTGATCGCAATCGCCAGCGTGGTGTCTTCACCGATGTAGCAGTCGGCGAAGTTCACGAAGTAGATCTCGGACTCGTTCCCGCCGGCGCCCAGGTTGACTGGCACTTGAGTGGTCAGTGCCACCGGGTAGCCCTTCAACATGCCACCGTCGATTTCCGGGTATGCCTTGTTACCGTTGCCGTCGCGCAGCGATTGCAGCCAGCGAATAGTGCGCGGCGCCATAATCCAGCCACAGCCGGCCAGATCCACGTTTGCGCCTTCCAGGCGCAGCATCATGCCGCCCAGGTACAGGTCAACGATGGCGAGCGTTGCACCAGCAGGCGCCCCCATCACGTTGCCAGGCAGAGCCCAGTAGCGCAGGCCCTTCGGCAGCGAGCCAGTGCCAGCGCCGCGGATGAAGTGAAGATCTTCCGACAGGCCCATGCTGACCGCGAGATCACTGCTGACCTGGGAGTCGATACGCGGGTTAACGCCCGCATACGCCAACAGATCATTGGAGATCGGCACGATAGCAGCCGCCTTCTTTGCGGACAGCTTGAGGTCGCCGAACTGCATATCTGTGATTGCAATGTCTTCCTCGGTGCCCAAGTAGGTCACCTGAGTGTTGCCTAGCACGCGAGGCATGGTCAGGTTGCCATTGTTCAACGGCAAGCTGATGGCGCCCATTTTGCGCACCACTGACTTAGGCCGCAGCGACTCGATGACACTGGTACTGAAATTCTCTGGTACCAGCACACCGCCAGAACCCGGCGTAACGGTTGACAGCGCCATGTGTACATCGGCGCCGTAACCACCAGTCTTCGCCATTTCCGCAGCGACCTGCTGATTGCCACCAGCCTGGACCATCAAGCGAACCATCTGCGCCATGGCAACACCTGGTTTTGTTGGTTCGCTATGAGTGCTGATATGGGTGGGGGAACCTTTATTGCCCTGTGCGCTTTCCTCGACAGGCACCGCAGCTGCTGCAGCGATCCGCTCGGCGCTTTCGGCGCGCGTGATCTTCGCGGTCATTTCGTTGATCTGGGTTTCCAACTGCGCAAACTGCGCCAGCTGCTCCACAGTAAGGCTAGCGCCACCGGCCTCGATCTGGGCAAGTGCCTGGACCTGGGTCACCAGTTGGGCGCGTTCGCTACGCATTTGAAGTACAAGGGACATGGTGCCTCCTGGGCATTAAAAAACCCGCACAAGGCGGGCTTCGACGACTGCCGCGAACGCGGTCAGATCAGTGTTTGAAGATTCAGTGCAGCGGTACGAACCGCGATGCGGCCGCCCTGGCGATTCGCCCGGCTCAACGCAACAGAATGAGAAAGGTCATCGACGGCCTGTTGTGGGCTTTGCATGCGGTCGGCCAAGCCGGCGCTGATGCCCGCCTGACCGCGATACAAGCCCGCCTCGGTCGCCATGACTTGTTGAACAGATAGCCCCCGATACTCGGCGACAGCGTTGACGAAGAGCTGGTAGCTCTCTTGCACTACGTCGTTAAGATACTTAAGCGACTGATCGCTCAAGGGCTCGTGAGGACTGAGGTCATTTTTGTGAGCGCCGGCAAACACAGTGGTCACCTTGACGCCCATGCCCTCCTCCATCTTGGAGCGGTCCATGTGGCTGGCGATGACGCCGATGGAGCCGACGCCGCTGGTCTGACTCACCACCAGCTCGCTACAGGCCGAGCCCAGCAAATAGCCGCCACTGTATGCCATGAAGTTGACGATGCCGGTGATTGGCTTTTGCTGGGCCATCGCGCGAATATCCGCCGCCAGCTCAAATGCACCCACCGCTGAACCGCCTGGACTATCGATGTCCAGCACGATCCGCTCGACCATGGGGTCAGCGACCGCGTTGCGGATCTGGCTGCGCAATTGTTCATAGCTGGTCATCGTTTCGCACATGCCGATATGGCTGCCGCGACTGACCAACACACCGCTAACCGGAATCACCTCGATACCGGTGCGGGCGATTGCCGTGCGGCGTTCTTCTTCGCGCTGGGCGATGCGGTCCATCCCGTCATCCGACCATAGGCCCGCAGCCCCCATGGCACCAATGTTGACGATGTTCAAGCTCATCACCTGGTTGGCCCAGCGTACGCCGAGGTCCAACATATCAGGCATCACCAACAGCGGCTGATTGAACAGCAGGCTGGAGGCTCGCAGGTAGTTTTTCATTGCGCCAGAATCCTCTCGATTTCCGCGTGCTGCATTTCAAGTTGAGCGCGTACCGCGGGATTGGTCAGGTCGGCACCGGATTTACCCGCATCGACCATGTTCAGTGGTTGCAGGTAGATCTCGCCACCAGGTACCGGCGGCATGTTTTCCAAGCGCCGGATGTCATTGACGCTGAGCCAGCCCCACTGCCGTCCAATGGCATAGGCTTCGTAGCGGCTCTTCTGGTCACCACGCAGCAACCCGGACAGGTTGAACTCGATGAAGTAGTTACGCCGGTCGGCCGGCAGCAAGAAGTCGCGCATCATCGACTGTTCGTGACGCTTGACCCAAGGCAGCAACGCGAACACCACGAACTGAATCATCAGTTGCTCAAGGGTGTTGTAGTTGGACTTCTCCAGGTCGTTAACCATGGGCAGCGGAATCTTGTAGATTCGGGCAATATCGGTACCGGTGATTTTGAGGATCCCCAACACCTCGGCATCGACGTTGTTCATGGATACGGGCTTGAAGGTCATGCCCTCTTGCAGCAAGGCCACCTTTTTGGCGTTGTCCATGCCGCCGAATTTCTGGCCCCACTGGTCGACGATTTTGTCGATGCTGCCCTGATCCTTGATCGCAGGCGCCTCACGCGGCCGCTCGATCACGCCGGAGACAGTCACGCCGTTGGCGAAACTCTTGCCCGTGTACTGCCTGACGGCCTGAGCAAGCCCCAGGGATTCGGCGTGCACCTCAATTGGTGAAAGCCCCACATAGTGGTTCGTGCTGAACCATCGCACGTGGTGGACCATGCGCATCGGCAGCGCCTCACCACCACCGATCCGGTAGTACGGAAGCATGTCGCCGCCCTTGAGCACCTGCACCTTGTCGTTGCACAACGGCCAAAGTGCCACAACGTTGCCGTCGTCCCGACGGTCGATGAAACTGTAACCGTTGCCGCGCAAGCCAGCGGCCCCCTGCATACACTCCATGAATTCATAGGGCGTCTGAAAACCGTTCGGTTGGTACCGGAGAACGTCGTACGCCGGATGGTTGATGGCCGCTTCGCGCTGGCCTTTGTCCATGCGTTTGTACATCTCACAGGGCAACTGCCCCATAGTCTCGGCCAGCAGCGTGATGCAGTTTTGGAGGATCGGCAGCCCCAACGCTGATTCCGGCGTGACCTTCACCCCAGAGCTGTTGCGCCCGCTACCAATCAGGCCGCGCCAGAAGCCGCTCCCTGTTTCAGTGAGGTTGCCGCGCCCTTCGCCGAGCACGCTTGAAAAGAACATGCTCAGCCTCCTTTAGGATTCGGGTTGGTTGCGGCAGCTGCACGATCAGCTAACCAGGACCAGGCCATAAGACCGGTTCCAGCTACGACACACGCAGAGGGCACGTGAACCATCGCCACGCCTCCGACCAGCAAGCCGAAGCCCACCAGGCCAGACAGCCAGGACAGGATGACCAATTTCATATACCGACCCCTTCGTCGTAGATGGATGTGCCACCGGCGCCGGCGGCTTTACCGCTGATGCCGGTAGCCATGATGCCCGCCACAATGCCGTCTATACGGCCCGTGGCCTTGGCCTTGTCGGCTTTCCTGTTATTGGCTGGGTCAGAAACGATTACTGCGTTGCCGGCGTTCCAGGTCATTACCGGGTTGCCGTCATGCCGCAGGGTTTCAACTGTTTCGTTTTCGACCAGCTCCCATTCAGAGGAATCGAGATCAATGACCCCCTCGCCTTTTTCTTGGGGAGCCAGGCCCAGTAGTCGCCGCTCAAACTCATCAACGGCTGGGCCCATGTCTTTGAAACCTTGGCCGAAGCCCACCATCTCTGGCAGCGTGATGTCGTATTCCGACATCAGTTGGAGCAGGTCTTCGATTCGCCAGCGGTCATACGCGATGCGCTCCACGCCGAAGTACGCGGTGATCGTGACCAAACGCCGCAGTACATGGAGCTTACTGATTGCCCGGCCAGGTGTTGTTTCGAGGTGCCCGTCCTTGACCCACATTGCATAGGGAACCTTGTCACGATCCTCACGGCCTTGCAGATCGTCGTCCGGGATCCAGAAGTACGGCAGCAGCCGCCAGTGCGGGTCGTGCGGCGCCGGCCAGAACAACAGAACGAATGCCGTCAAGTCCGTGGTGCTTGCAAGGTCCAGCCCGCCGACGCAGCGCCGGTTGCGCAACATCCGCATCGGCACGCGCTCTTCCGCCTGCTTCCAAACCGCCCATGATATCCATGGGGCGTCGGCCTGGGTCCACTCGCAGAAGTTTAGGCGCCGCACCACCGACTCCTGAGCCGGCAACCCCCGTGCGGCCTTCACCTGCTCACGCAAGTACTTGCGACCTGGGATGCCGTCGGCCTGGCCGTCTGCGATGTGATCGAGCGAAGGGTTGACCTTCGCCCAGCAGCTTTCATCCTTGAATGGATCGTCACCATCATCGAGCGAACAGATGAAGGCAAAGAAACTATCGTCATCCTCAATGCCCGCACAGATGCGCACGCCCAGATCGTGATACTGACCGCACACCGTTTTCTTGTCGGAGCCGCTGTTGGTGATCATCACCACCATGGCCTTGCGGCGGTTCTTGGTGCCGGCGCGCATCATGTTCACGGTGGCGGCGGTTTTATGTTCGTGAACCTCATCGAGCAAGCCAATGTGTGGCCGTGGCCCCGACTTGCCTTCGTCGGCACTGATCGGTCGGAAGAACGAATTGGTATTGGGGTAAAACAGGTTCCACACCTTTTCGTCACGCCCCGACTGCACCAGGCGCGAGCGGAGTTTCGCAGACATGTCGACCATCGACACGGCATCACGAAACAAGATCATTGCCTGGTCACGTTTGGTTGCAGCGGCGTAAATCTCGGCGCGTTGTTCGCCGTCAGACACCAGACCGTACAGACCGATGCCAGCCACCAATGGGCTTTTGCCGGAACCCTTACCGGTTTCGATGTATCCCAGGCGGAAGCGGCGGAACCCATCCACTGTCATCCAGCCGAACAAGCTGCCGATGACGAACGCCTGCCACGGGGCCAGCAGGAAGGGCATGCCTTCGTAATCGCCGCCGTTGAGGCAAAGCACCTCTTCGAAAAACCCGATGGCTCTGTTGGCCTTGGCTAGATCCCAGATCAGACCGCGTGCGGGACCGTGTTTCAGATCCTGCAGGTGACGCTTGCAGGCGTTGCGGACATCAGGACCGGCGACGATATCGCCAGCCAATACCGCCAGGGCGAACGCGCTGACGCGATCATCAGTTGAAGTACTTGTCTGCGGCGTCTCGTTGGTCATTGGGGAATAGCTCACCTTGCGGCGCCGGCGACGTTTTCAGATTGCGCCGGGACATGGGCGACAGACCGAACTGGGCGCCGGCGGCGTTGGCGCGCTTCTCGGCGTCATTCGCAAGCTGGCGAAGGACGTGCATTTGCTGCGCGCCGGTTTTAAAGGTCTGAATGTCGCCGCCCAGGTCATCATCGGAGGCGCTGTTGCGCTTCGTGATCAACCGCTGGTACCGACGCCAATCAGCCGCGGCCTGGCAGTAGGTCGCCAGCGCCATCGAGTCCAATTTAGAAACGATGCCCAGGGAGATCAGCGCCGGCACCAGCTGTTCCCATTCGGTAATCGCGTCAGCAGAAAGGACGTCCGGCATTGATGGTGCGGCGACTGGCACCGGAGGCGCCGCGACTTGGGCCAGCAGATCACTGACGTTTTCGCGCCCACGGTTGCCTTGCAATAATTTCAACGCCGCCGGTGTTCCAGGGCGACCCGAGTTTCCGTTTCCGGCCATAAATAACCCCTGTCTATTGATACCCCCCCTCCCTCATTTATCCCGACGTTGCACACGAAGGGGGGCGAGCGGTCTAGAACAAATTCATGAAAAGGTTTTTCACCCCCCCTACCCTGGGGAGTGCTATTTTTTGGTGCATTTTCGTCCGCAGGTCACCGGTTCCAGTGATGCCCTGGATCGACCGGGCGCCCGTCAGCGTTGCAGCCAGGGACCGTGCCCGTCCGCTCCATCCGCTGCTTGGTCGAGTCGTGACAGAACTTGCAGAGGCTCGCCCAGTTCGCCGGATTCCAGAACAGCTTCCATGCAGCCTTGAGCCGCACCGGGTCGCCGCTGTCCTTGGCATCCTTGAGCTTGGGTGCAATCTTGTGGTCGACGATGGTAGCGGCAACGGGCCGTTGATCCGTTGAGCACATGGTGCAATACGGATGCTCCCGCAGGTGGCCGTCGCGTGACTTCTGCCACTTGTAACCGTAACCGCGCTGGGTGCTGCTGCCACGCCGATCATCCGACACCTTGCTCATCAACCGACTCTCCACACCCGAGCCAGGTTGCCCGAACTCTGGCACACCGACCCAACGAACACCGCCAGCAGTACCACCAGCGGCCACGAGTTGCGCGGCATGATCAGTTGGCCTTTGCCGATGTAAACAATCACTGCACCGGACGCCACCATCACCATCCAGGCAAGGCAGCTCATGTCGCGACGGAAGCGTGCGCCACGGCGCCGGAAGGTGAACAAGCGAACGAACAACGCCATGCACAACCAGAACGTGGCCTGGGTCAGTACTGCCTGAATCACGTGACTATCCATCCTGCCTCCCTTGCGGCTCGGCATCGAGACCGCGTCGCTTGATGATGGCGAGTGCAACCGTGACAACCAGTACCGACGCACCGAACGCAGCCGGGCCGGAGTGCTTGAACGGTCGAATGCCCCACAACTCCAGCTCGCCGAGGCTCGGGGCAAACAGATAACCCATGACAAAGGACACGAGCAGGAACACCACTCGCTTCCACACCGGCAACTCTTCGGTGGTGGTGAAGAACACCAGGGCACCAGCAAGCGCGCCGATCACAGCAAGCGCATCAATTCCGGTGAACAACCCCGTTACAGCAGCACCGGCTCCACCGGCCACGACAACTGTTGCAGCCGTGCTTGCTGGCTCGCCCATGCTGATACTCCATTGCAGACACCCATCGGGCAGAAAAAGAAAACCCCGCCGAAGCGGGGTTAGTGACCGGTCTAGGGGAACCGGGTAAAGCTGCACAGCACGTGCGAGGTCAGCGCCGAGGCGCAAATTCCATATCGTGGGGACTTTTTACCCCTCTCCGGAAAAACCGAAAAGGAGTGATTTTCGGTTGATCCGCTCGACGCACCCTTGACTCACTTCGACGCAGCTTTGAGGTAAACCCTCCAGACGAACGGTACTCAGCAGGATCTGACACGGGCCATGCTGGACGCCCGAGTTAGATCAGTTACCGGTGACTTCACTCGCCTATTCCGTGCGCGACCTGGCGCACTGCGCACGGTCAAGATCACCTGCACCTGTTGATGCAGCGCATGGACCCAATTCCTATACGTACGGTCCGCATCGTCACCGAGGCCAAGCAAAGGCAACTGAGATCGGACCGACCAAGCAGGACGAGGCAGATAACGATTGCGCGCCAACTTGGCGAGCAACGCGCCTTTCTCAGACTGCCGCTCCAATTGCGCCAAGGCCGCTGCGACTTCCATTGCCGCATGATCCATCCCTCCGCCGGAAGCCATCATCAAGTCACGCGAGCCCGGGGTACCGCGAGGGGCAGAGCCACCCCACTCCATAATCGTCGCCATTGGGCTGCCCAACCCACCACCATCACCGACCTGGTTGAACTGGTTGCCCCAATGCTGCATGAGCTCTTCAATTTCTTCGATCATCGCCCCGCTCCCCCGCTCAAAACCAAACCCAACACAAAAATCACCCAACCCAACACAAACCCAACACAACTAAAACCCTTTAAATTCAATAGCTTTGAATCAAGTGTGTTGAGTGTGTTGGGTGTGTTGGGTTTTACGTCCCTCGCATGAGAAAAAAAGATGAGCGCCATAAGTTCGGTGATTGAAAATAATGACGCCCATGCGCGTGCGCGACGCCAAACCCAACACACCCAACACAACAGGCGGAGAGCCGCGAAATAGAAGGCTAGAAATTGTGTGGGGTTGCGAAAACCAACCCAACACATACCCAACACACCCAACACACTTTTGGTCGGATTCATGCGGCAGCTGCCTTAATGTGGTCCCAATTGTCCACATTCCAACCCGCCAGCCGGGCTTGCGCGCGCCATGCGAATACCGCTTTGCCTAGGTCGGCCGCCTTGAGTGATGGGGGCTGGGAAGCGTCATCACCACGAGGAAAGAAGAACGCCCCGAACTTGCGGTTACTGCCATCAGTCCAGGGTATGGCACGCGTCTTGTCCACCTCGGAGCTTATGAATAGCGAGAACTTCGTCTGGCTCATCACATGCTCTTTGTTGCGGTGGCACCACTCCAAGAACATCGCGTACAAGTCCGTGGACAAACAGGCGCCCCACATCTCGCGCCCAAGGTCGCCACACTGCCAGAGTGACAGGAAAGTCTGCCAACTTGCTCGACTCAAGGCAACCAATCGTTCGCGGGCCTCGGTACTCGGCGGCCTGGTGCGCTGGTCGAAGTCTCCAAGATCAACGGACAACAACCACGCGTACAGCGCCGCAACACCGCCATTCTCCAGCTCTCGGCCCACCGCCTTTTGGCGCTCCACCGGAAGTGTCTCCATGGGCCACAGCACCAACATCCGCCGATCACTGGGCGCTATAGGCCACGGCATAATCTCGTTGCTAAGAAACGCCGCGTTCATATGGTTGGCTTCTTCCCAACCATTGATGAACTTCGACTCCATACGTACAGTCTTGCCGGTGACCAGATGCTTGATCTTGCCCACCTGGTTATAACGCTGGTCTCGGCTGACCACTTCCTCAAACACCGCCCACAGCTTGCGGCTTTGCCAGGCGTTGAAGTTGCTTTCCAGCTGGGTCTGGCCGACCGTGGCAGCGTATTGCCCGTACAACAACCCGAAGGCGTCAGCGAACAACAGGCTTTTACCTGACCCCTCCATGGTGGAGTGAGCCAGGACCGCTGTATCCATTTTCGCGCCGAGGTGCTGCAAGGGATACGCGAGCCACTTCACCAGCCAATCGTTCGACGACTTATCGTGGTTGCACAGGAACGAGATCAACCACCGCAGGTTTTCGCACGCCGCGTCATCGCGGCTCGGTTCCATAGGTAGTCCGTCGAAGGTATTGATATAGACGTTCGGGTCTTTGGTCATCGTCGGGTCAAACACGATGTTCTCCACGTCAACCACGCGGCGATCCGGGCTGTTCAACCACATGCCGTACATGTCGCCGAGGGCCATCTTGACCGCCCCCTCTGGAACACGACGCTTCTTCTCTCGGTCCCAAACATCCTTGGTCCCGTCGATATAGACATAGCGCTCAATCGGCTCAAGGTTCAGCGCCCCACCCTTCTTGCCCGCCATTTTGCGGGCCTGCTCGATCTCTTTGACCTTATCGTCCGAGATCAGCTTTTTCTGGGTGTCATCCATCCACTGTTTCGCCAGGGGCTTACCGACACGGGCCTCAAACGCGGTTTTCTTCATCGCCCGCGCCTTGTCGAGATCCCAAACCTGCGTGGTTCCCTCGACCAATACGTACCGTCGGAGCACTTGCTCATAAGTCAGCCCCTCCCCCGCACCCCCGTCAGCCGCAGGAGCGGCCTCACTTGGCGTGCCGCCGCAGTCCTGCTCGCCGGCATCCGCCGATGGGGTCAGGGGAAGATCTTGTGGCGCTGGGCGCGAGGCGTGCTGCATACCCAACATCCGTGCAGCATCCCTCACTGCTTTTAGTTGGTCGCCATCGTGTTGCAGCAGGCAAAACACCTCAAACGCGTCATTCTGGTGACCGTTAGCCAACGGATCCGCACCGTGGTGCGAATAGACCTTGCGATCAGTCACCGTCACGCCTGGCAGCCCGGTACTGCTGTGTGGATACAGCCATTTGTTACCACGCTTGATGTAGTCGTGGGTGCGCAACAGCTCCTCCACATCGTGGCACCGGTTGAACTCATCAATTACCGAGGGTTTGCCATCGGCAGCTGGAGCGCGCTTTACGGGTTTGGCGGCGGGTTTCTTTGGCTTTGGCGCCCATGGACACGCCGCTTCGGCGTTGCGCTTGAAGACGTCCCAATTCTGCCAAATGTTCAGCAGCTCATTGGTAAGCACCGGCAGACCATCCGCTGCATTCGGCGGCGTGCGCCAGGTGTACGGCTTACCAGTGCCAGGATGGATTGATGGCGGGAATACGTCCTGCACCAGGCCCGCCCGTAGCTCAAACACAGTGAACCGCTTGTATTCGTCGGCTTCGGCTTTTGCAGCCGCCTCACCAGCGGCGTCCCCCTGCTCTTTCGCCGCCTTCGCCCGAGCCAGCAGCCCCTTGTGAATCGACCCATCGGGGTCTTTCTCATTGGGCCAGGAAAGCGAGTGGCGCGTCAGCTCCATGTCATCCGGCATTTTAAACAGCACGCGAAACCGCAATGGGTTACCCACGATGGTCGGATAGACCAGCGCCATGGCATCCAGATCGAGGCCCATTTGGTCGAACAGCACAAACCGCGTCCACTGCACATCGTCCACGTCCAACGAACAGACGCGACTTGGCCCGAGCACTACACCCAGGTTGTGGTTGGGATTACGTTGCCAGAACGCTTCGGCAGCGACCGGGTCGGTGATGTAACCGCCTGGCTTGTTCCACCCCATGCCCTTGGGCGCCTTTTCGCCTGGGTCAATCGGGACCAATGCAAGGTTAAAGGTTTCGATGTAGCGGCGCGCCCAGGACGATATCGCTGTGCTGGTGGGTTGCTCACTCATCGCCGCCGCTCCCGCAACCCCTGACAACTGACGCAGGTCGCACAACCCTGGATCGTCTGCTGACGAAGTAACGGTATAGGCTCGTCGCAATCCTCACAGAATTGGGCGCTGACGGCGCTTGTTGGGCGCTGACGGCGATCAAGTGCGACCTGAAGAAAGTACTCGGCCTGGTCGTTGGCAGTGTCTACGATATCAACCATGCTGACGGGCCTCCATTGCTTGCCTGGCCCCAGCCATAATGCCCAGCACCGCACGGATCACATCAGCGCCGTGCTTCTCCAGGCATTCAACTTCGTGCGGCTCCCAAATGTTGTCAGCAGCACCTTCGTGCATGCTGGAAACAAACAGGCCCGTTCGGTGCAGTACCTTGCTGACAGCCAGCAAGGCTTCCTTGGTCGGCGCCGCGGGTTCTGGTTTGTACCAGACCATACCGGCAGGTCGCATTAGAGCATCGAGCAATAAGGGATTTGCCGTCAGGCGTATTACTTCTTCAAGCTCATCAGGATCAAGCCAGCGCTGTTCGAAGTCGTGCTTGACCTTCTTTTGCAGGCTGTCGTAATCCATCACCATATCGAGCGCCAGGGCGGTGACACCGCCGTGGTAATCATGCGCCGCGCGATAGATTGCCTTGCGAAGTGAAAGAACCGGCGCAATGGCCGGTGACTGTTCTGTTCGACTCATAACCGTAAATACCCCGTTTACGGTCTAGCCATAGAAACGGGCACGCCCTATCCTACGACCACGACCGATGTGCATGTGCTGTGTATCGTCGTAGCTGGGCTGGGGGATCTTTGGTGAGAGGCCCCAACCCAGCACCCTTTACGCCGCTTTGTTACCGCGTAAGTACGCCCAATCAACGTCTGGACGAAGCTGCTCACAAGTAACGGCTCCCTGAGTTTCGCGCTCAAGCGAAACGGCCAGCACGACGCTGGCACGCCGATTCCCATATGCGATTTGTTTTAGTTGCCCCGCAGTCGTATCGCAACGCGCCGCCAGCTCATCCAGCTTCGCCTTATCGAGAATTTTTATGTATGCATGCAAGCTCATGTGCACCTCCGTTTTGCGAAAGATAGCAGCCGCTAACGACATTAACAATAGCGGTTTGCAATTTACAAAATGCTAAACGCTTTTAAGATATCTGGATGAATATCAGCCAGCTCCGCGTAGAGGCTCTCAGGGCCTTGATCGGCGAACTCAAAACTAAAGAGTTTGCCGACCGCTACAATCTCGATCCCTCTTACCTTTCCCAATTGTTGAACGGTCATAGACCTATGGGGGATAAGGCTGCCAAGAACCTTGAAGATAAGATCGGCCTCACTGGCGGAACACTTTTAATGCCCGCGCGCTCAGCCCAGGATGGGTTGGCGCCTGGCATAGAACCAGGCCCAATGCTCATCAGTCCCTTCCGGCGGGCTCCCCTTCAAGGAGTGGCCCAATTGAAACAAGACGGAGCATGGGAAGATTTGGCACGTGGGGCCGGCTGGGTGGACGTTCCAACCTCGGATCCGACGGCGTACTCACTACGAGTCAAAGGCGACGCGCTGGCACCAGCCATTCGAAACGGATGGGTCGTATGGTGCGAGCCACGGCACGATCTGGTGCCCGGAGAGTACGTACTGTTGGCACTGACCAATGGAGAGAAAACTATAAAGGAGCTTCTGTACGCGAATGCGGAGGAAGTAAGTCTGATGTCAATCAACGACACCTATGGACGCCTTACCGTGCCTCGCGCCGAGATTGAAACCATTCACTATGTTGGCGGCATCGTCCCGCCGAGCAAAGTCCAGAGTTAACCGCGCACCATGAAAAGAGCCGCCTTTGGCGGCTTTTTTTCGTCTATTACAAAATACGTTAGCGACCGCTATTGATTAATTCGTTAGCCATTGCTAACTTTGTCTCGTACCCCTCTCACCAAAGAGTACGAGCCATGAAAACGACACAGCACAACAACACCCGCTGCCCGGTCTATCTTCACCCGGCAGCAGCTACTAGCCCCGCCGCCGTAGAACGCATCCAGCGCAGCACCGGACTTCTTGTCATCGTCAATCTGGGACGCGCCACCATTGCACCAGCCCCCGCAGCCATCGCGAGCGATGACCAGGGCCCATGGGGAGGCGACGCAGCATGAAGCCTCTTCTGATTGGCCTCACTGGTCGCGCACGCTCCGGCAAGTCGACCGCCGCCGAGCACCTGGTAGGCACTTACCCGCTGGAGCACTACGCGTTCGCTGATCCGCTCCGCGATGGCCTGATGGCGATCTTCAACCTCGACCCTACCGACTTCGAAGGCGACCGCAAGGAGCAACCACTGGCCTGGCTGGGCCGGTCGCCGCGTCAACTGATGCAGTCGATGGGAACCGAGTGGGCACGCAACACTGTGCACCCAGATGTCTGGGTGAAGCTCGGCGAACAAAACCTCGACTACATGAACAAGGCATTGGGCGCGGTGCTGGGATTCGTCATCAGCGATGTGCGCTTCGAAAACGAAGCAGAGTTGATTCGGCGCCGTGGCGGCACGGTCATCCATATATCCCGGTCCGACGCACAAGCCGTTAACCCGCACATCAGCGAGGCTGGTGTAGCCGTTTGCCCGGACGATCTGATCCTGCGTAATAACGGCACGGTTGACGAGTTCCTGCGTTCGCTGGACGCAGCGTTCCTGATGATCCGCGAGCGCCACCAACGCGCCGAACAGCTCTCAGCCTGAGGCCGCAGCCATGAACCGCACCCTGGATCAGACCGCCGCTTTGCTCGGGCTCAAGCCCCGCGCCTTCCGCACCAGGTTGCGGGAACTGGGCGTGTTGAATTCATCCGGCGACCTTGCCAGCGCCCACCGTGAGCGTGGCTACCTGTTTTCCGACCCGCGCAGCCGCTGGAATCCGGCACTCCGTAACTACACCCATTATTCCGTGGTGATGGTCAAGGAAGCGGGCGTTGAGTGGATCGCCAAAAAACTGGACATCACCATTACCAAGAAGGACGCCGCAGCATGAAGCCCACCGCCATCAACTCCGCTGTAGGCGCCCTGAAATTGGTGCCGATGTACCTCAACCACCCAACGGTGGTCAGCCGCGCCACTCTGATTGGCGCATCAGCCGAAGCTGTCGCATTGCTGGAGGCATTGCCTTGCGTGTCGGTGGAACTTGCCGAAGTGTTCCGCTGCGTTGACGCCGTGATCGCCGACGGCCAAGTCGCCTACGTGACACCGGTCAAGTGCCCGGAATACCCCTACGGCGCTGTAGTGGCCGACGCCAAGGGCAACGTCCTGGCAGCGGCCAAGGGCAAGAGCAAAGAAGGTCTTGCCGAACTGATCCGCCTCAAGCTGGTGCCCCGAAAGGAGGGGCATGGGGAGGAATCCGCGTGACCACCACCCTGGAACAACTCCGGCGCCAGTTCGCTACGCCGTGCCCAAGCTTGACCGCCGTGCGTGAGCAGTACTTCACGCACATCCGCACCGACCGCCACCTGCTCAACGAAATCAAGGCAGGCCGGATCGCGCTGGTGGTCAAGCGCCTGCACTGCTCCGTACGCGCCAAGCCTGTCGTTTATCTGCACGACCTTGCCGACTACCTCGACGCCCAGGCGACGAGCCAAGCGGCCTGATTCAAACGGTAGCCCCTGCCGACCAGGGGCAACAACCCAATGAGGCACAGCACATGAGCACCAAAGCACGTCCCTTTATGGACACCCTGCGCGACATCGAAGCCGGTGGCCTGCTGGACGAACTCACCGAGGCCCAGCACAGCCTGATCGACGCCATCCGCATGACCGGCAAGGGCGGCGACCTGACCATAAAGCTCACTTACAAGCCTGATGGCGGCGGCCAGATGACGGTGAAGGCCGACGTCAAGACCAAAGAGCCTGTTCTGGCTCGCGGTACGTCCCTGTTCTTCCTCACGCCTGAAGGCAACATCACCCGCCGCGACCCGCGCCAGCAGGAAATCCCGCTGCGTAGCGTCGAGGACGATCCGGCGCCCGGTGCCTTGCGCCAGGTCAGCCAGTAACAGCCGTAGCACCAACCTCTCACCAAATCGCAAACCACTGGAGCACATCCAATGCAACAAGCCCTACAGCACCTGGTCACCCTGGCTCAATCTCTCGGCAAGCCAATGGAAGTCCCAGGCATTCCCGCGCCACTTGCACTCGTACCGAACGGTGTAAATATCGAAAGCCTGGAAAACCTTCTGCCTGCGCCATCACGCATCAAGCAGAAGCTCACGGTACTCGACGCCGAATCGTTCATCAGTTACGTGAACCGCTTCGCCACTCAGGCCACCGCCGTGTTTTGCAACGGCCCCGAAGGCCGCACCTTCACTGCCGTCATCGACTACCACGACCCGGCCGCACCTGCCTGGCGCGATCACGTCGCAACGTACCGCTGCCCGACCACCGTTGAATGGGGCAACTGGAAAGACAAAGACCGCAAGCGCATGGACCAAGCCACCTTCGCCGAATTCATTGAAGACAACGTGAAGGACATCACCCACCACCCTGAGCAAAACAATAGCCCCAGCGCCGCAGACATGTTGGAAATCAGCCGCACCCTGGAAGCCAAAAAGAACATCACGTTCCGCCAGGGCACCCGCCTCGACAATGGGCAGGTTCAGCTGACCTACAACGAAGAAATCGAGGGGCGCGCCGGCGAGGCAGGACAGCTACGCATCCCGGAAGAGTTTTTCATCGCGCTCAAACCATTCCTGGGCGGTGAAATGTTCTGCGTGCCAGCCCGCTTCCGTTATCGAATTCAGGAAGGCCGCCTGACGATGTGGTTTGAACTGGTACGCGCAGACAAGGTGCTTGAGGAAGCCTACAACGCTGTGCGCGCCAAGATCGAAGGCGCCATTAACGACGTGCCGCTCTACGAAGCAACGTTCTAACTAACTCCCTGCAACACCCCGTCGCCGTCCTCTCACCAAAACTGTCCGGCGGCGGGCTCTAACGAGGCATACAGCACATGCAAACCGAAACCTACATCATCGCCGCCGGCCTGCTGGTCGGCTGGATTGCAACAGCCATATTCCTATTCAAAGCAACCAAGAAGGCATACGCCCGCGGCTTTGATCGAGGCGTTACCGTTGCTCGCATGCAGCACGCTGGCGCGCCGAGCTGCACTCATGCCGACCACGAACTTTTGACCAAGATCACCACGTCACTGGGGGTTGCTGTGCAGGCCTGGCAAGCATTCCCAGGCACTGAACCGATGGTCAGCAAGGTGGCCCAGCAACGCCGTCAGCTCACCGCTTTCGCGGCCAAGATGTGGTTGGCGGCCTATCCCGCGCAACTATCGGCGGAGGATTTCAAATGACCAGCGACCACATTAACGAAAAGAAACTTGAGCGTGCTATTCGCAAGATCAAGCATTGCCTGGCCCTATCGCAAAGCGCCAATGAAAACGAAGCGTCTACTGCCCTTCGTCAGGCACAGGCCTTGATGCGCGAATACCGCTTAACCGAGATGGACGTCAAACTCAGCGACGTCGGGGAAGTTGATTCTCAGTTCTCGCGCAACGAACGCCGTCCGGCATGGGACCAGCAACTCAGCGCATCTGTTGCCGCAGTTTTTAACTGTTCCTCACTGCGCGTTAGAGATTGGTGCAAAACCAAGAATCGAGTGGTGGAGCGGGCTTCATTCATCGGAGTGACACCCTCTCAACACATCGCTCTGTATGCCTATGAAGCCTTGCTCACCAAGCTAAAGCTAGCGCGCAAGCAATACGCCGCAGGCGTCCGCTCTGGTAAGTACCGCAGCTCATACTCCCCAGAAACCGCTGGTGATCATTTCGCCCTGGCATGGGTTGCTCAGGTCTACGGAAAGCTTCTGGCACTGGTCCCACAGGGCGATGACGACGCCAGCGCGACAAGTGATGGTCGCGAACTGGTGACAGTACAAAGCCAGGACAAGGCACTGATAGCGGAATACCTATCAAACATCACCATCGGGAAAGCACGCAAATCCCCGGATATCGAACTCGACCTTGACGCCCAGATCGCCGGGATGTTGGCGGGCAGAAAAGTTGATTTGAATGCAGGCATCGCTCGTGGCCGCGACGATCATTTGTCGCTACCTGCACACATATTAGCAAACCGCTTCACGGAGAGCGCATGAGCGACTTACTCAAAGCGACGGCACTGGCTGCCGGCGCAATTGAATGGCACTGGTGGACCAGTAACTCTGTGCTGCGGCTGACCAGCAACTTACACCGCGGCCTCCGAGATGGTGACGTGCTGAGTGCCGTCAAGAGCATGGATGGCACACCTCTATTGTCAATCGCCAAACCCTACCGAGACTTCATTGAGGCCGCTACACCTGCCGCCATCTTGGCCATAATCGCCGATAACGAGCGCCTTCGAGGGCTGAAACCGGCCCTGCCGCCGCGTCCGCCTGAAGGTATTGGACTACCCCGGTACGGGCTGCGCTGGAACGGCCCGTCGGAGCCGCTAGCCGTTCAAATGCACGATGGCTATTGGACGCCATGGCATCTGGCTGACCAGATCAGATCCCCCTCAGGATCGGAGGCATGATGATGGAATTCCAAAGCGAAACGCTGACCGACGAAGAGTTGGCCACCATCACCGGCTATCAGATGCCATACAAGCAAATCCAGTGGTTAATCGACAACCATTGGGAGCACGTTTTGACCGGCGCCCGCCGCCCAATCGTTGGTCGGGTGTATGCCCGAATGAAGTTGGCTGGCGTCGCACCCTCCGCTGTGAATCCAGCAGCTGAGACCTGGACGCTCGACCTGGCGAATGTGAGCTGATTAATGCGCCAGAAAACCATATCGAACCGGGACTTGCCCCCGCGCATGCTCCGACGAAGCCACAAGCGCAAGAGCGGTAAAACATGGATCAGTTACTACTACAACGGCAGGGACGCCGAGGGTAAACGAAAAGAAATTCCCCTGGGAAGCGATCTCGACCAGGCAAAAGTGGAATGGGCAAGGCTGGAGCGTCGAGCGCCCCCGAAGCCCAGCCACTTGCTGGGCTCTTTGTTTGACAGGTATGTAAAAGAGATCATACCGACCAAGAGTTTACGCACCCAGTCCGACAACATGAAGGAACTCAAACAGCTCAGGAAGGCATTTGACCAAGCCCCCATTGATTCAATCACCCCACATGTGGTCGCGCAGTACCGGGACGCCAGGACCGCAAAGGTCAGGGCCAACCGGGAAATCGCGCTGCTGTCGCACATGTTCACGATTGCCCGCGAGTGGGGCCTGACCAACAACGCCAACCCTTGTTTCGGTGTGCGCCGCAATAAGGAGACCCCTCGGGACTATTACGCGGGCGATATCGTGTGGAATGCCGTGTACGACTCAGCTGTTCAGGAACTCAAGGACGCCATGGACCTGGCCTACTTGACAGGACAGCGCCCCGCCGACGTCCTCAAAGTGGCAACCACTGATTTGGTTGCCGGGTTCCTGATGGTCAAACAAGGCAAGACTGCCAAGAAGCTGCGGCTGCGGCTGGAAGAAGACGGCGTTCAGTCCGTGTTGAGCGCGTTTATTAGTGATCTGCAGGACCGCCGGGCCATTAGTGGCATTAAAACATCGAGGCTGATCACCAACACATCCGGCCTTCGGATGAGCCAGCAGATGCTTCGCAATCGGTGGGACGAGGCCCGCGAGAAAGCTGCCACAAAGGCCGGCGCCGACGGTGATTCAACGCTGGCAGTGCTGATCCGGCAGTTCCAGTTCAAAGATATCCGGCCAAAAGCGGCCAGCGAAATCGAGCTGACTCACGCCAGCCGCTTGCTTGGCCACACCACCGAAGAGATGACAAAGAAGGTCTATCGTCGAGTGGGAGAAATCGTAAAACCCACTAAGTAATCCATTGCACTCTTTCTCCAGGGTTATTCCGCTCCCCTATTACGACCAAAATGCCGGGGGCGCGGAACGCATACAGAGAGGCGAAGGACCAATCTTTATCTTCCCCGTAACATCAGAGACCGAAAGAAATAAGCGTTCCACCACCGCTAAAAGTATTATTTGAAAAGCTCATTCCGCCAGCATTTAGTTCTGAAACCCCGCCAAAAACATTCAACCCCAAAGGACGCATATCAATCTCAGAAACTAAAGCTTGATCATCACCAGTTTGTTCTACCTTTAGCACCGTCGCCCCCTGAACCTTTACAACTAACTGCCTGCCGACCTCTTCCACGCGAACAAAGGAATGTTGCGATATCGAGGCCTCAACAATCGAGATGAACTTCTTATCATTTGGAGATGCTATAGCCATCAACCAAATTTGAGGTTTACTACCCTTTCCAATGAGTATTGGAAACGTATCGCCAACCGCCAGAATCTTAGCCCCGCCAGTCAGCTTGTTTCCGCAAACACTCAGCAACGAGTAAGGGACATAACCTTTAGGTGTTTTGTCGATGGTTTTCATATCAACTCCTTACCGGCTGACGTGTTTTTGGGGCACTTTTAAAATGTTGCCTTATAGAGTTCATAGCCTCTTTTCTTTCATTGGGCAAACAGTACCCAATGATACAACAAAGAATGACTAACCCCACACCAACCGCTAGAGCGCCCCACTCTCCATTACTTAAAGCCTCTACCGTTCCCGCGTTGGGACCGGAGAGTAATTTAGGCAGGACACTGAGACCATAACCAAATGTCGCGAACGCAATATTCAATGCCCAGGCATAGAGCGACACCCAAGAATTTTTCAACATCATGTATTCCGTTGCGCTCAGCGAATAATCTGGTTGCACAGTCGCGAATAGATAGCTACCACTTAATAACTCGTCCGAGTTTATTGTGTGAGTAATACTTTGGTTAGTAACTCGAATTTTTCTCATGAACGGCATCGCACCCCGACCCGAAAATATCATTTTGACATCATAACCTGTTTCTATGATTCACACATCTAATGATGATTTCCCTCACTATCCGTTCAGACGTGGTGGACGATAGCCATCCGAAACCTACAAGCATAACCGACCAGGAGCATGTCGGCCGCCAACCCAACCCTTCCGATAAAACAGGCTCTCGCCGAGTTGGTGAGATCTTAGGAGCGCATAAAAATGCCACGCTCTTAACAGCTACTCATACCAAGGGTGGTTGAAGGCCACGCAAGCAGCGAGGAAAGCCAAAAGATAGTGGGTTGCGGAACACATCCCAAAAGTTGCGGAACGGATCTTAAATCGCAAGCAATAAAAAACCCCGTAGACCATTGATCTACGGGGCTTTAAGAGTGGAGGCCGAGGTCGGAATCGAACCGGCGTAGGCGGATTTGCAATCCGCTGCATAACCATTTTGCTACTCGGCCTCAAACGATCAATGCCCTTGTTGCTGACATTCACCGCATACAAACTTGAGTGGGCTATGTGAAGCTTGCCTCTACTCTAACTCATTGAATACATTGAAGTTTTTAATGCTTCGTTGCGTTCGATGGGCGCCATTATGTACTCATTTGCCTAGGCCTGCAACCCC